GTGCATATATTGGACGTTGCTTTGTCTCTTCTTATATGTTGTTCCCTTGTTTGTAACGCTAATCGTAGTGCTGGATTTCCTTCACTATCTACCGACTGCCCAACAATACGTCCAGGAATCTTACGTTTATATTTCTCAGTTGTTGCAAAGAATGCTGCATGAGGTCCTCCATAACCCATAGGAACTCCAAACCTTTGCATACTACCAACAGCAATATCAAATCCCATCTCTCCTACAGGTTGCATCAATACCTGACATAGAGGATCTACTACTGCAATCTTAGTAACATTATAAACTTCTGCACATCTTAGTAATCCATCTGGATGTTTTAGATTACCATCATTATTTGGTAATTGGATTAGCATACCAAATGCTTCACCTACATCTTGTAAGTCTACAGTTTCTGTATCTAATGGACGTATCTTAATACCTAATGGTTTTGATCTAGTCTGTAATACCTTTAATGTTTGAGGAAATACTTTACTATCTACAAGAAATACATTTTTCTTAGATGCATTAAAAGCAAGTATCATTGCTTCTGCTGCTGCTGTTGCTTCATCTAAAAGAGATGCATTTGCTATTGGTAATCCAGTTAACTCTGTAACTAAAGTTTGAAAATTAAATAATGCTTCTAGTCTACCCTGTGATATTTCTGCCTGATAGGGTGTATAAGATGTATACCAAGCAGGATTCTCTAATACGTTTCTTTGAATGACAGGTGGAACTATTGTACTATAGTATCCTTGACCTATCAAACTCCTTTTAATTTTATTATGACTTGCAATATCTTTAAGTTCTGCTAATGCTTCTGACTCACTACAACCTTCTGGTAATTTACTATCTCCACGAAGTAAGATTGAAGTTGGAACTACGTCTCTTACTAACTCTTCTATAGTAGTAAGACCCAAATCCTCTAACATTTGAATCTGTTGTTCCTTTGAAGGACCTATATGCCTTCTGACAAACTCACTAAGAGTCTTCTGACATTTTACTAAAGTCATTAATTTTTTCAAATTTGATAGTTCGTAGAAACTTATCTACGAGAATTTCACCCTTGTGACTAATAACGAATACATTTGAATCGTTACCAAAACTTTTTAGAATCTTGAAGAGTTCAGCAGTTCCATCGGCATCTAGTGAACTGTCGAATACTTCATCAAGTATAAGAAGATTAGTTGCTATACTATTTTTCATTCTAGCAATTTCTCTCCAAGTAAACAAGAGTGCTAAATCAATTTTCTGTTTCTCTCCTTCTGAGAAAGAGGAATATGAAAACTCATCTCTAAAACGACTTTTGATTACTTCATTAAAGTTTTCATCAAGAGTAAAATTAACGAAGAAGTCCATACTGTGCAGATATTTATTAATTAGATTGTTGAATACTGGCACATATCTTTTAATTATTTGACTTTTAATACCAGAGTCTTTTAATAAATTAGAAACAATAAAATACTCATCAATAGTTTCACTAATCTTACTACAGTTTTTTTCAGTGACAGACAGTTCTTTATTAAACTCAACTAGAGTACTGGTTTCCTTTTCTATGTTAGGAGTATTAGTTTGTAGATCAATTAATTCTTTATTAATTTCTAAGTTCTCCATTGAAAGACGAACAATATCTCTATCACCATTATGGATATCAGTTCTAACTGCATGACATTGCATAGAAAGATCATCGGCATGTTTAACATCTTGCATTAAATCTTCAATATCTAATTTAATTTTCTTTAATGTCTTTGTAAGTTTAACACCGTCATTTTGTAGATTAGTAACTTTATCAAATTTAAAATCTTTATCTATTTCTTGAGTGCAAGTAGGACAGGTATCATGACTTTCTAAAAATTTAATTTCTTTTTTTGCTACTTTTAAGTCAGCATTAATTTCTGCTTTCTCACTATTAAGATCAGCAATGTATGATCTTTGATCATCAATACCATCTAACTCTTTTTGTAATTCTTCTAATTTAATTTTATTATCATCTCTTTCTTTTTCTAATCCCTTAATAGTCATATCATTATTCTTCATCTTACTCTGTTTCTCATCTTGCCTTGTTTGATTAACTTCTGTTAAGGAGTTGATTAACTTTTGTTGAGATTCAACTTTCTCTTTTGCTAATCTAAGCATGTGAGTGCAATCTTTATTCTGACTATTTGCTGACCTTACTCTATCCTTTAACAAGGAGTTCATGTTTGAGAAGATGTTGATGTCCAGTAGATCTTCAATAACTTCTCTCCTGTGAGGTGCGTTGAGTTGCATGAAGGGGACAAATGTGGATGAACCCAAGATGACGACTTGTGTAAATGACTTGAAGTTGAGTTTGAGAACTGTTTGTTCGAGATACTTCTGCATGTCTCTATTCGCAGCATCTTGATCAACCAATTTGTTATTGTGATAAACTTCAAATACATTAGGTTTGGCTCCTCGAAAAACTCTATACTCGTCTTTACCAATAGAAAATTCTAATTCTACTTTGAGACCTTTTTCATTGATACTATTTACCAGTTGACCTCTCTTTACTCTACGAAATGGTTTGTTAAACAACGCAAAACAAAGTGCATCTAAAACTGTAGACTTACCTGCACCATTTAAACCAATAATCAAAGTTGATGAGGTTTCAGTAAAGTTAATTTCAGTCCAATGATCACCTGTGGAAAGAAAATTCTTCCACTTAATATTTTCAAAAACAATCATGTAGTTAGTCTTTTGGAATGATTAATTCGTCTGCTTTTATTATAGCATAGTTATATCCATAATTCTCACAATTCATTGCAATTATATCTGTATCTACTTCCATTACTTCCCAAGGTTCTTTATTATTAGGTTTTGCTTCTAATTGAGTCAAGAATCGTACTGCATCATCTTCTTCCTCAAACACTTGAACAGTTTTAGTGTTTGTTTTATCTTTGGTTGCGTGGACACCGCCACTATTTCTTTGAGTTAAAATAAACATTATAGTGAACTTGCTTCGATATATAACGACCTCATAATATTTTTAATATTACTTTTATTCGCTTTTATATCTATCTCATCTATGTATGAATCTAGAAGTGTCATAGTATCTTCGGTCTCCACAACAGATCCATTCTCGATTCCCACACTTATATCTTCTATAATTTTTAAATCTGCTAAACCAATGTCTTGCAGTTGTCTTATACGATAATCAAATTTAGAATAGTCTCCTTTATCTTCTACGATGAGTTTGACGAATGCTCCTTCCAATTCTTTCTCGTTCGGTATACTAACTCCATTATTATAATGAAGCTTATGAAAGATATGAAAGGGATTTCTGTAAAAAGTAGTTTTAAGAGTTTCTGTGTCAAAGACATGGAATCCTCTTTTGCATTGGTAGTCATTCCAATAAAGTTGATAAGGGTTTCCTAAGTAATAGATATTATCCCTATGAGATTTTTGATGATAATGTCCTGTAAATACTTTTTTAAATTTACCTACGAATGAAGGATCCATTCCATTTTCCATGTAATGACCAGGATGTGCTTCAAATCCATTTAACTCTAAATGACCCATAGCAATAGTTGCTTCGGTTTGAGTTATGGTAAGAAGAGTTTTATCATAGTTCTCATCACATATCCAAGGAATAAAACAGACATCTAATCCATCAAAATTAACTGTGCATGGTTCATCATAAGATATTATATTATCATAAGAACCAAGTAATTCTTTAGGAGCATTTACTCTTAAAGTATTTTTATAATAGATATCATGATTACCTACAAGCATATGCATCTTTACACCCAACTCTGCGAGAGGGTCAAACCACATTTGTTTTGCTTCGTTTAAAGATAAGAAATTAATAGATCTACGTTTATCAAAGGTATCACCAAGATTGATAACAGTATCAATACCTGATGCTTTAATAAATGGAATTACAATTTCAGAATAAAATTTCTTATAATGATTAATGAAATGTACATTATCATTCCTTACACCAAAATGTTGGTCAGTGATTAGTAATAACTTCATCCGAATCTTGCTCCTGGTGGTTGTGATCCCATAAGATCTGAAAAGAAAAATGTTAGAGTTAGTCTTTCTTGATCTTTACCAAAAGTTCTGGCACAATGAGATACCTGACTATCATAAGCAATCATACGATTAAAAACATTTTCAAATGAGATAGACAGTTCATATTGACTTTGTACTCTATTATACGCTTTTTCATAGTCTTCGTCAAGCACTTGTTCACCACTGTAATGTTTATGCTCTATAATTGTATCGTCATTCTCTGTCCATGCGTAACCATCTTTCTCAATATAAAGATCAGTTCCTGTATCTGGTTCTGGGACTCTATTAAGATAGATGAGACCTGCAAATAAAGTTGATGAATCTTTATGAACCCACCCACGATTTTTAGGGTGATATTGATCAGGATGTAATGGTTTTATTTTATGAAAACGTATCTCTGCATTCCAATTTACATTATTATAATTACTCCAATTATTACTATGATAAAAATTTCTTAGAATGCGATTGCCTACATACCTATCTAGGTTTTGATCAATATTATAAAGAGTATCAGATCGTACACCAGGATATTGATTTGCCTCTGCAGGAAAATACTCTAAAGTTTCTGAATAGTTAACAATCTT